CTTTGCTTATTTAAGTACACCACAGGATCAACCTTCTGCATTAGTTGCAGAAGCAGAACTTCACAACGTTGAAGTTGGAATATTCCGCTACTAGAGAAAGAAAACAATGTTACAACACAAGCACATACTGATTAATGCTAAAGTAAAAAATCCATTAAAAACTCCAGAAGATGGCGTTGGGTTTTTAACAAGACTGGTTTATGCAATACAGATGAAGATTATCAAAGGACCTTTTGCTTCTTATGTTGAGGCTGAAGGAAATCGTGGTTTAACAGCAATAGTAATGATTGAAACATCTCATATTGCATTTCATATTTGGGATGAAAAAGATCCTGCAATGCTGCAATTTGATTTATACACATGTGGAGAATTAGATAAAGATATTATTCTTGAACACATAGATAGAGAAATGCAAATAGAATCAATGGATTGGATTTTATTTGACAGAGAAGATGGTTTCAAAGCAATTGACTTAGGTGCAAAATGATAATTGATAAGTTAGAAGTTATGGAATCAATTGTTGCAAATAATAAAAAACTATCTTGGGATGGTTGGGATGTAGTAGAAATGACACAATCAGATAAAGGACGTCTATCTACTGCTGGTGCCTTTGTAAATGGAGCATGGTATATTAAAAAAATATTTTCACCATCACGAGATGGTTGGAATATGCCAACTAAATATGTAGGTTAATATGAAAAAACATGAGTGGAAAGAAAAAGGATCATGTTATAAATATGATACTAACATTTTTTTTGAAAAATATGAAAATGATTTAATGCTTAGGCCAGCCATAGATAAACTATGCTTAGAGTGTCCTGTCATGAAAGAGTGTTTCTCTGTTGGAATTACTCAAAAAGAATGGGGAGTTTGGGGCGGTATTTATCTTGAGCAGGGAGAAATATCTAGAGAATTTAACAACCATAAAACAAAACCAATATGGGCAAACATTTGGCAAACCTTAACCATGGGTATGAATAAATAGTGGCCTCTGATATAATGTTATAGGACTAATGATGTATACTGACAGCATGAAAAGGGCTTTTCGTTCTATCACTGCACCTAAAAACTTTGGTGTGCAAATTATAGATAACGATAACTTTTTGTCTGTTAAACTAGATCCTAAATCTTTGGCTAGGTTAGATCACGATGGAAAGATAGCGGCAGTTGAGTATATAATTAAAGTTAAAAAAGCATTAGAGCAAAATGGTGCTATTGTTTTGTTAACAAGAGAGGCTATTAAAGATGTTAAATAGTTGGTTAATACTTTTATTAATTTTTACTACAGCGTTGTCTATGGTCGCTATATTAAAGGGAATGTGGTTAAAGTTTCAGTACACTGATGCTTTAAGTAAAATATTTCAAATGCAAATAGATACAACTACAACAAACGCTTTTTTGCTTGATAAGTTAAAAGATAAGGATAAAGAAGAATCTGTAAAGACAGACGTTCAGGAAGGTTTTATAAACTTTCTTAATCAATCTAGAGAGTCTGCTTTTGAATATATAGAAAATGTACAAAACACTCTTAGCAATGTAGTAACAGACTTAAGTCCCATTATAGAGTTTCATGACAAGTATGGTGCTATTTTTGATACTGATACTAGAAATCAGATGCAGGTTGTATCTAAATCATTTCATGAGTTAAAGAAGTTAATTCCAGAGGAGGTAAATCTTGATAAGGCTTAAAGATCAAACAGAGGTAGCGTGGAGTGCTTTTAAAGTGTGTGAAGAATATTCATGCAAAGAAGAATCAACACGAATATTTAATGATTATCCACGAGAATTAAACTTATGTGATTTACACATGGATCAATTAAAAAGAAAGATGTTTATATCATGACTAATAGTCAAGAGGTAAACTTTATTCCATCTAGCCAAGATGTAGAATTTATGACCCCAAGACCACGGTCTGCAAAAAACTATTTACCAAAATGGTTTAAGGATATGCCCATTCTTCAACCAACTCTAAGAGGCAACAGGGACGACGGTACAGCAAAAAAGTGTCCACCATTCTTAGATGCATTAACTTCAGGATATACACAAGAACTAATATGTGATGTTGAAATAACGAATCTTGGTATTGATCCAAACACAGGTAATGATATTGTAACCTATAAGTGGGCTGGTCCAATTAAACCATTGTCTACAAGAGCACAGGATACTGATTCTAGAAGAGTGTTTCCTAATTTTGATGGTTACTATACTAACGAATTTCATTGGATTACACAGTGGGAACCTCAGACTCCAGCAGGGTATAGTACATTATACTTTCATCCAGCAAACAGATTAGACCTACCATTCTTAACAATGAATGGTATTATAGATACAGATAAATGGTCAGTTAATGGGCCAATACCTTTTATGGTAAAGAAAGGGTTTGAAGGTTTGATACCTGCTGGAACTCCAATATATCAAATGATATTTATTAAAAGAGAAGATTGGACTTCTCAAGGACTAGAGTATAATGATAAACAATTTAAAAGAATGTCTTACGGTATTAAAAAGGTAATGGAAAATGGATACAAGAAAAACTTTTGGTCCAAGAAAAATTACTCATAGGTTTGGGCATATTAAATGCTCAAAGAAAAAGGAGAAATAAAAATGAATAAAGAACAATTAAAGGCCGCTCTTGCATCATACGGACGCTCTGTCCTGGGTGCTGGACTAGCATTGTACATGACAGGCGTAACAGATCCAAAAGATCTAGCATATGCTCTATTGGCAGCAATTGCCCCAGTAGCATTACGTGCAATTAATCCAAGCGACACAGCATTTGGAAGACTTCCAGATGTAGCAGAAGTTGAAAAAGCAGCAAAGTCTGCAAAAAAACCTGCTAAAAAATAAACAGGTGTAGTTAGAGACAGGTGGTTTTAATTAACTGCCTGTCTCATCATTAAACAGCACACCAAGAGCAGTACCAGCATATGGTAAATCTTCATCAAGAGTATTGTCTTCAACATTAAATCTAAACCAAGATAACATTGTGTGTCTATCTCCACTCTTAACTCCAGTTACTCCGTGTCTAAATCTACCTGGAAACATTATCAAATCTCCTGCATTTGGTTTAATAGTTTTATTAAATTGTGGAAAAAAAATTTCTCCACCAACATAATTATCATTTAAATAACATATTGCTGCTAGATTATATTTGTAATATCCGTCATGCATTGCTGGCGATCCATCTGGCCTTTCACAGTCAGCATGTACTGGCAATGGGTTATCATAACCAAGATTCCATTTTATTAAATGAGTTGGAATGAGAGCCTTTTGTTCAAACTCAACATTATACACATCGGTATAGTTTTTGCATATTTGATCATATATTTTTTTTTCATTATTTAAAAGTATATTAACAACATTTTTATTATCTATAATGGATTTATCGATTGAACCATCTACTTTGGATTGATTCATCCAATTATTGATTAGGCTAAGGTCTTCTTTATCAATAAAGTTAGGTAATGTAACTATCCTATCTTCCAGATACCCTATTTTGTCAAATTGCTCTACATATTTGTCATAGATCATTAAACAAGTATATCACTAAGATTGTGGTACAATAGTAAACATGACAAGTAAGCCTATGAATTCAGATAACCCAGAAGATGTAAACAAGCAAGCACCATGTTGGGATGGTTATGTACAACGTGGGATGAAGCCAGGAGCAAATGGTAAACCAGTTCCAAACTGTGTTCCTGCAAAAAAATCAGCATTTGAAGGTTTTGGAAAAGATTATACAAAGTCAACTAGAATAGTTTTATTATGAACACATTTTATTTTTGGCATTCATTGGTTATTGGTTTATTGATGATATCCTCATTTTTTTGGGGTAAATCTTATCAAAGAAAAAAAGTCAATGAGTAATAATAGATTAAAAAAAAATAGAAAAAAGAAACACGCTCATAATCCAATTCAAGTAAAAGATGGATGGATTGTTCGTGTTAGAAAAGATGGAACTATTAAAGAAAAACTTGCTAGATATTTGGTTAATCACAAGAAAGAAGTTTAGTTTTGCATAAGATAGATGAAAAATATTACAGGCCAACAGTTAAAAAGATGGACAACATTACAACAAAACTAGGTATTGATACAAAAAATATTGGCATATTTGAAAACTTTTTACCACAAGATGAAGTTGAATTTATTCTTAATGAATGTAAAAAACATGAACCAGAATACGATAATCATCATACTCATGGCAAAGGTTTGCATTATAATCAAATAGATAATAAAGTTTTAAAATATTTTGCTTCATACATTACTCCTTTAATAGCAGAAAACTCTACAAAATTTTATAATATGAATCAGATAACAGATATAGCCCTTCATTATGCATTTCATCCATCAGGTACATATTTAGATCCACATACTGATGTGATAGGTTGGACACCAAAGCATGATGAAAAAAATGAGTACTCTGTTACAGAAAAATATTTTCCATATTTTTGGAGTGGTCATTTAGCAAATATCTTATACTTAAATGATGATTTTAGGGGTGGAGAATTATTTTTTCCAGATTTTGATTTTCAAATAAAACCAAAACCAGGAATGCTGATATCATTTCCTGGAAACACACACTATCTACACGGAGTCAGAAAAACTAAAGGTAACACTAGATATTCTTGTAGTCTTTGGACCAAGTTTGAAGATTTTGATAATACTATATAGTTTCTTGTTGATGAGTATAGTATAGCGGCATGTGTTCAAAAGATTTTGAATTAAGAATATAGTCTGTTAGTTGATCTTTGTTTCCTTTTAATATCCAAGGTCCACCAAATGTGAGATCGTAGATTAAGTTCATGTTGTTTTTTTCTGCATAGTTGATTACGTAAGACAATGCCTTTGCCGAATAATCATTGGTTTGAGCATTCATTATTAAAAACTTATTACCATTATAATCTTCTGCTGTAACCGTAACGTTAGAATGTTCTGGTTTCATCCATAAAGGAACATCCTCATATTTAAGCCACATACATTGATATGACTTACATGGGTGTTCTGGTCTATCAGCATAAATGCTACAGTTTTTGTTTGATATGTCTAAAAAATAACAAGGCTTTTTGTTACCAAAGCCATGTCCGTAAATTAATCCACCTACAGTTGTTCCATCACAACATTTTGTGCATGTGCCACATTGTTTGCCCATTACCAACCACCACCACAAATTTCTTTATAATGATGTTTTGTTGTCTTTCTGATAGTTTTTTTAGTAGGAGCGTACATATCTGTAAAACAAGATGGGCATTGATAATACCATTCTTTACTAAAATAATCATATATAAAACCTTTAAGACTTTTATTTTTGTTCATCACAAATTCTTCAAAAGGATACAACACGTCATTTGGAACCATATATCTAGTATACCAATCAGTAGTCAAAAAGTAAAGAGCAGTTTCCAGACATGCTCAGGTCCCTCTAGTTAATATTAAATAACTATGAGTCTATTTTACCTGAATTTGTTTAGGTCTTTTATCTTCTGGTACGATTCTTTCAATCTTAACAGTTAATAATCCGTCAACCAATTCAGCATTAGTTACTTCCATATATTCACCCAGTGCAAAAATGCGGGTAAATTTACGAGAACTGATTCCCTTATGGACAGTTTGAGAACCGTCAGTGCTGTCTTTCTTTTCACCTTTAATGATGAGTGAGCCGTTATCTACAGTTACCTCAATATCATCTTTGGAAAAGCCAGCAAGGGCAATGTCTACCTTATATGTATCTTCATCAATTTTGATTAGATCATATGGTGGATATCCACTGTTATTGGTTTGTACCCTTTTAAAACGCTCCAATTCACGATTGAAGCCAACAAAAAATGGATCTTGAAAAAGATCCAACATAGATGTTACCATTTTATTTCTCCTTTTCAGCGAGTAGTTTTGTCCCTCCTAAGAGCAGACAGTATAATTATATCATATACTATTTAATAAATCCCTATACCCATCTATGGTACCAGCATCAAAGTACATTCCGTCTACCTCAAAAGCATACATATTACTTATCTCATCTAATATTAAGTATTCAAGATCTATACCTATGTGCATATTGAATCTGTTAAGTTTATTTAATACCACGCTATCTAAAGCAAAAGCACCCCACATATGTGGATAGTCACAGTCTTTCGCCTTTTCTTCAATACCAATAATAGAATTTTTAATCAACTCAACCTGACCAACTTTTCCCTTTAGTTCATCGTGCATTGGCCAACATGCTATAGAAATCATATTAGTTTTTATATGCTTAGATAATTTGATGTATGGGTTTTCTCCTTTAAAGTATGTATCAGGCATGCCAACTATATACTTATCTGCCTTGTACTGTTCTGACATTTTAACCAAAGCGTCATTCATAGTAGACGGTTCTATAACAACAATATCTACTTTATTTAAATCAAAAGATTTTATTAATTCGTACCACTTGCTAGTTGTACTTATTACTATCCTGTCAACATAAAAACTCATTTGTTGAACTTGTCTTTCTATCAAAGATGTATTGTCTTCGTCACAAGGAAGGGCAAATTTAGGTAACCCATTCATTCTTGATGCTTTGCCAGATGCTGGTAAGAGCCCTATGGTTTTCACTCTAAGCCCATAGATTTTCTTAACTCAATAATTTCATAATATGCTTCATCACTTTGACTGAGTGTTTGTGGATTGCAATACTGTAAAATAGTTACAGCACACCAATGCTGAACCTTTACATTATTTTGTAAGGCAATTAAAAAAAAGGCCCAATCTGCTATTATGTAGTCTGGATATCTGCCAATTCTTTCCCAACAAGATTTTCTTATTGGACTATTATGAAAAACTCTGTGATTGTCAGGGTGTCCAATTAATGAGGCCCAGTTTGCTATAGGCTGTAACATTCTATTAAATTTTGTAAAGTTTTCTGGTTTTGTTTCGACAAAAATGTTATCTCTTGTTATATCTCTGGAAGCCAAAACAATATCAACATCTGGTTTTACAATTTTTTGAAAATCTAATGCATTAGGATATAAAAAATCATCAAATCCAATTGGTATAAACCATTCTGAGGTCACTGCTGCAATTGCTGTATTAGCCATCTTTGCATAGTTTCTTTCATAGCACTCAACTAGTTTAATATTATAGTCTTTATGTTGTTCAGCAAACTCTTTAACACCAGTATCATCATCTGGATGATGTGCTATTATTATTTCATCTGGTTTAATTCTTATTCTTTCTATATAGTGCCACCATCTAGGAATAACAACCTTATATTTATTGCCCCAGGCCACGGTAATAAGTGATGTAGAGTTCATATGCTACAATTATAGCATGGAGCAACCTAGAGGCGAAAATAAAAGATTTGAGTATATTCAGGCATCAAAATTAATTAATGCTAAACTTTTTGCTGATAGATTTGATGAAAATATTTTATCTATAATTCCTAACAAAGGGTTATATCTAGAACTAGGTGCTGGTGGAGGAGACTACTCAAAGTGGATCCTTGATAGAAAAAATTTTGAACTTTCGTATTTGTTAGATTTTTTTAATGAGCCATGTGCAAGGTATGGAAGATGGAATGCTGAAAATCATGAGCAATACGTAAAAGATTTGTTAAAAGATAAAAATATTAAAACTATTGCTGGCAATATAGATGATACTATTAAAAATATAGATAAAAAATTTGATTATATTTATATAGATGCATCTCATGATTATCAATCAATATATAATTATTTAACAGAGTGTGATAAACTTATTAATGACGGTGGCATTATAGGAATAAACGATTATACTTTTTATGGTTGGTTTGAACAACATGAGTATGAGTGTGTTGAAGCAGTAAATAATTTTTTAAATAATAGCAACTGGCACGTTGTTGGATACTCCCTTGGATATTGTGGCTATTCAGATATATACATAAAAAAGGATTAATTTATGTATGATATAATTAATACTAACTGAAAGGTATTTAGGTGGATCCTATAAAATTGGCTAATGCCAAGATAAATATTACTCAAAGCCGCGAGGGCAACAATTATAAACACGAACAACCAGCACCAGGCATACATATATATAACAATGTATGGCCAGATGGACTTAACTACATTAAAGAATTAGATGATGCTGGCAGATTTGTTAGAGAAGATTACATCTATGATTCAGATGGAAAACAGATTTCAAAAGAAGTTGGCAAAAAGGGTGTAAGTACTTGGATAACATTTGAAGAACCAGAAAAAGATTTAGAGTTATGTAAGGTTTTTGAAGACATAGTAGATTCATATCTTTGGCATTATGATTTAGATCCACAAAGCAGAGAGTACTGGAGAATAAGCAAATATACTGCAGGTGATTACTTTGGTATGCATCCAGATGATTCTTATGGAACACCTAGAACTGTTGCAATGGTTTATTATCCAAACGATGACTACGAGGGTGGAGAATTAGAATTTATAAATTTTGGAATTAAAATAAAGCCTAAAGCAAATCAATTATTTTTATTTCCAGCATCTTATATTTATGAACACAAAATACATGACATAGGTGTTGGTAATCCAAGATATACAATAGTTGCTTTCTTTTCTAATATAACACAAAGAGAGTTAGATACTAGGTTAGCAAAGATACCATTTCCATATCAAGCAAATTTACAATACTTAAGAGATTTAAATAAAGATTATCATACAAAATGAACAAATTTGTAGATGTTTTAGGTGATGATATAAGTTTAATTAAGACTAAAGAAAACTTTATGGACATTGATGATTATAATAAGATGTTAAAGTTTTTAGATTGGGTTTCAGCAGCACAACCACAAAATGGTCAGCACATTCAAGAAGAAATAGATAAAGTTATTACTTCAGAAATTATTGAAATACAAAATAAATACAATAAAAAAATTATAGATACTGCTACAGAACTTTATGGTTTAGAATTTGTTGATGATGATACACATATGCTTGCTGCTACCATAGCCACTCCAGGTGCTATAACGCCTGTACATACTGATATTATAGAAGGTTTAAATAGAGAAAAGCCTAAAGATGAAGAGTTGGTTGATTGGAGAAATGCTTGGGACGGATACTTATCTTGTAACATATATATAAATGACGATTATTCTGGTGGTCAAGTATATTTTCCTGAAAGAAATTATGAATTTAAGCCTAAAGCAAACTCTTTAGTGATGTGGGCTGGCAATAAAAACTTTATTCATGGTGTCAAAGATCCAATAGATGGAAATAGATACAACGTTTATAGATCAATAAAATTTAAAGATTTTGATACTTATAAATCTATTCTTTAATAAAATCACTAATTACTAATACTATTTTGCCGTGTTCTCTAATTTTTTTAATTTCTTCTCTGTGTGCTATTTTGTTAGCCCAATCAGTTATAAACATTTCTTCATTAGATGTCATGTCTACGCATAAAGTTACTTGTTTATTTTTACCATTATTAAACTTAAACTCAGTATCAATTAATTGTAATATGTCTTCAAGTCTATTTGGCCAAATTGGTATCACTAATGGAGTGTCTTGATCCTTAAAATATAATATAGTTTTTTCTGGATACTGCATATTTGAAGATATTGTAAAGTCTCCGTTAGTTATTCCACTTGCAACAAATGCGGTAATGTGAGAGTTTGGTCCAGGGTATACAGTATATTTAAGATTTTGTTTTATACATTCTTGAATAAATTGGTTACCAGGATCTGCTATACCAATTTGTCCTTCTCCAGCAAGTAACAGGACTGTTCTTCCTTCTTTTATAAAATCCATACATTCTTTTACTTGATATTCATCTGCAAATAATGTGTTTGTACTTTTTAAAATTTTTATATCATATTCATTTCTTTTTAGTCCATAAAAATCAAGCAGGTCGTATAAATTGTCTGGTAGATAATCGCTATATATAACTTTGTTATCACGAATTGCATCTATCATTCTTTGACTCACGTCGAGTACGTGACCAATGTGCATTGATCCTACGATTAATCTGCCAGACATTTTACTATTCCTTTTCTACTTATCTAATATTGCTTGTGGATCTATATCTTTTCCTGCTGACCAACGAATATTATCTCTCATTTCAAAATGTAAGTGTGGACCAGAAGAGTTTCCTGTGTTTCCACTTAATCCTATTTGTTGTCCTTTAGTTACTTGATCTCCTGCTTTTACATCTAGTTTAGAAAGATGTGCATAGATTACCCATCCGCCTTCAACTTTTTGTACTGCTTGAGTTCCGTAAGACTTTCCCCAACTTGCTGGTTCAATCTTTCCATCTGCAACTGCAAGTACTGGTGTTCCTGTCTTAACAGCATAGTCGACCCCAGTATGATAGCCTTTCGACCACATCTTACCTAGTTTTTTATACGCTGTTGTAATCTTTCCATCTTTAATTGGTGATGCCATTATAATATCATTCCTTTGAATTGTCTTATTTCAGAAACAATGTCTGATGCTCCGTTATGGTAAACCATGCAAGAAATTGGTGTGTCTGGTTTAGCATTAAAGTACCATGAGAGTGTAAATTGTATAGATTCAATATCGGCAGGAATAGCGTATGTGTTTGTTCCAGTGGTATCGTTTTTACCTTTATAGTCTCTTGAGTAGTTCATTTTTACATATGTTGGTCTACCAGTTTTAGGTAGAGTCAAATGTAATTGTGCTTCCCAAAAACATTTACCTGCTTCTGTAGGAACAATTGCATCTTTTCCATTTAATATCATTGGCTGCCATTTTTTAGGCTTAAATGATTGTTTTACCTTATCATCTTTTTCTTGAATATACATTCCCATTTATTGCCTCTTCCTGGATAGCGTACCATCCAATACAATTATATCCTAGTTTTACCATTTAAAATTACAGCATTGGCATTCATGCGTAAACTGTAATTCTTGGTATAGTTCTGGATTGATACATCTGTTGCAGAAATAGGAGATATCCATCTTATTTGTTTCTCCTGAGTTCGGATCACTTTGGTATGCTACATTTTCAGTAACTACTGTTGAGCCTTTGTCTGCTGATTGTTTTACGTGCCAAACATAGTTTCCAAAATCTCTGATTACAAAGTCTCTTCTTGTTTGACCATCATTGTTTTCATACCATTCGCTGATATGTGCTACTCCTTGTTCAAATGACATAGAGTACCTTTCTCTTAGGATTTAAGTATACCATAGTGCGATATAATCTATATATGCATAGAGGTCCAGCCCTTTTATATTTGATTTACCACGAAAAATTTGGGGCATTTAAGGTAGGAATAAACGACATAGGTAATACTAGATACCCTACCCATAGATCAAATGGTTGGAAGATAGTCGAGTATTGGTATTTTGATAGCATAACGATAGCACGTAAGGTAGAAAGAATGGTGCTTTCAAGGATGAAGGATAAAACAAAGAGTGAAGGTTTTGTAAGTAAAGAGGATATGCCTCAAGGTGGTTACACTGAGACTTTTGATGCTAAGAAAATAACATCAAGAGGGGTTAAGATTATTATTAATAAGGTTATTAAAAATTTATTATAAATCTTTTTGTTTTGGCATATCGCAAGAAGCACATTTAGATAAGAACTTACCCTCTGCATGGTTTTTTCTAATTTGTACATAAAGATCATTGTTTACTAATTCTTTTAAGGTTTGGGTATTCATGTCACCAAGAACATAGTCTCCTTCATAATCCAGGCAGCATAAAGCAACTAAACCATTCCACAATACTGTAATTGATGACCAAAGTCTATGACATCTATAGTGAGAAGTATCTTTTCCAACAGCCCAGTTGTGTAGTTCAATGCTCATTCTTTTCTTTAGCCCAGTAGCAGTCATCCAATCAAAGAACTCTTTCTCTTCTTCTTCAGTAGACATACCTGTTCTAATATAATCAACACTTAATATATCTAGGTAAAGAGGATCATCTTTAATTAGTTTTTCAAGATTGTTAAAGAACTTATCTACATTAATACCTGGTCTTGTTTGTGCAAACTCACCCTTTGGAGATAAAGATATGATGGCATTAGTTATTCCAGACTCTCCCCACTTATCTAATTTGTCTTTAGTTAATAGATGTCCGTTAGTATGTATGTATATAGTTTCAAAACCATTTGACTTACCATGCTTAGCAAAGTCTGCAATTCTTTTATCAACTATTGGTTCCCCAAAGTTACGAAGATCAAGCATTTTGAATCCCATTTGCCCTGCCTCTTCAAGTAATCTATGAACCATGTTTTCATCCATGAAACCTTTTTCACGAGTCATGGTTGGATGTGGACAAAAGGTGCATTTAAAGTTACAGTGGTTTGTAGATTCTAATCTTAATAAAACTTTGTCAAATGATTTTAATATACCATCAGCAGTAAAGTTTTGATCATCCCATTTTGGCGGGTATTGAGCATTAACATCCTCATAGGTAAAGTCTGTACGTCTAAACAACGCTGACTCATGTATAAAAACACTATTGGTTGTATTTGTCATAGTCCGCAAACTTTACAAAAAATCCATACACGTACCTGTTGGCAACTGTGGTTTTTGTGATTCCATGAATAAAATTTTTGTTCCCAGGCCAAGTAACTATTGAATTTGCTTTTGGTTTAAACTTATAGTTTCTGTCAGGAAAATATACTTCTCCACCATCATAGTTATCATTTAAGTATATGTTGCAAGCCAAGTAGCCATCCCACGCATCTTTCCAATTTGGGTAAGTTGGTTCAATAAATCCAGGTTCTTGAAACCCAGGAGATTCTTCAATTATATCTGTGTGTGGATCAGTAAAAGAGTTTATTTTATGAATGTTTACTCCATAATTTTCTTTTTCTCTTATAAACTTTGTGTTGTATGCTTTTGTTACAAAATCAAATATCTTGTTATTGAGTTTAGTAGTAAATTCAAAAACTTCATTCCATTCATCACCTATAAGACTAGCAAGTGCTGAGTGATGAAGTTTGTTACCTTTGTCTCGAAGTTCTCCCAATTTTACAATATCCAACAAGTATGCTAACTCTTCTTCATTTAAAAAATTATACTCAGTTTTAATGTTTGATATGTCTGTTCCTAATACGTCAACGAATTTATTCTTCATCTTTTTTCCAATACGGTGTTCCATTTTCATCATAGTCTGAACCCAAATTATCTAATATTTCTTGGTTTTCTTTAACTATATACTCAGCATATTCTCTATAGTTACTAAACTTTTGATCGTTTTCTTTTCTACCCTCACGAATAATTTGTGCTATATCTTCAGGATCTAGATTAGGTTTATGTTTCCAATTACTTGTCACGATTTTCCTCCAAATATTTTTTAAATAACTCTAACAACTTTATAGTATGCTTATCATAATCTATTTCCAAGGCAGTATTGTTTGCATCTATTGTATGTATTTTAATACCTTGTCCTACCTCTAATAGTATATTCTTAATGTCTTTTTCTAAACTCATTTTTTTACACACCAAATTTTAAAGTCACCATAGTTGTAAGAGTCTGGAATTGTTTGATGTTTATCCCAAAATAAATCATAGGTGTTGTCAGTTAACTGTTCTTGACATTTTTCACAAGTAATCATCTTCTGCTCCTGGCAGGTCTAATGGTGTTGGTGCTGTTACTAGTGTACCACAAACAGCACATTCAGCATCTTCTAAAAAATACAAATCTATTTCATATGTTTCAGGATCAAACTTAACAGTTAATTTAAGTAATGTTGATGCACAATTCGGACATTGTGGTGTTGGTATTCCTCTCGCATCCATTGTAGTCATTAAAATCTTACTCCAGTAACTCCACCATCAACATTAAGTATTGTGCCTGTTGTAGAAGAAGAAAGAGGTGAGGCTAGATAACAAATTGCATGAGCAATTTCATTAGAAGTAACTAATCTTTGCATTGGTTGCATTGCAATTATTTCTTGTTTTTGTTTTTTAGGATCTACACTATCTTGTAAAAATCTTTCTACCCAAGGAGTATCTGCAGTTGCTGGAACTACACAATTAATTCTTATTCCTTCTCTTATGTGATCTGCAGCCATGGCAAGAGTTAAAGCATTAATTGCACCTTTTGATGCAGAGTATGCGGCAATTTGTGAAAACCCACCCAAAGATACGGTTGATGAAACGTTAACAATTGCAGCACTCTTTGATTTTCTTAAAAATGGAATTGCTGCAGCACTCATTCGTGCTGTTCCTACTACGTTTACATCTAATACTTTGTGCCAATCTTCATCGCTTGCTTGAGTAACATTTCCT